CCTGTAACATCTCCGCTAAGTTCAATCGCTCTTGCTGTTGCTAACTTTGTGGCTGTTGCAGCATTTCCAGAAGTGTCAGCATTTATTGTTGCGGGTAGACTAATTGTTGCTGTTCCATCAACAACAGTTACATCTACCTCATTGGCTGTTCCAAGAACACTATTAATGTCTCCAGAACCTACAGCAATCCAGTCCCCGTCTGCATAAACTCGTAGTTCGTCTGCTGTTGTGTTGTAGTAAATTCGACCATCTGCGTTACCAGTAGTTGGATCTGACGCTAAGTTTTGGATTACGGCGTTCTGCAACTCTGATAAGTTTAGGTCAATATTGGTTAAAAATTTTCTAGCCATTATTTATTCCTTCCTTTCATGATAAATACGCCTTTCCAGTGAATCCCCCAGCAAAGGTTGCAATAACGGTATTTTCGTTGGGGTAGGAATAATCTCCTTCTACCACTGATCCAGCAGAGTCAACTACGGTTATGTTCGGTACAAACTGTAGTCCATGGACAATTGTCCAAGTATTTGATGGTACGCTTTGAGTATATACATATGATATGTCTGATAACTGAACTCCTCCAGGAATTCCTTGTGGACCAGAATCTCCAAGAACAACGATGCTCGGCTGCTCTACGGCCATCACCATAACGTCTTGATTTACTACTTCTACTTTTACTTCCTGATCTTCTATTGAAAGAATAGATTTTGCCATTATTTGGTCACCTCTGGGGTAACTATAAACTTACCCTCAATTATTCTATATATCTGAGTTCCAGAGTTCAACTCTAAATCATATACATACTCTTTTGGTACAAAAAGTGTTGTTAGGTTAGCATTGATAAGAAGATCGATGTTTCCCTCGTCATCAACAGATATTCCACCATTTTCTGTTGTGATATCAAAAATGGGGTCACACTTGCTACTAGGCTTATCCCTTGCCTGCATTTTTGCTGTATATCCTGTTAGATCAACAGGGACTTCACCTATTGTCCAAGTCAATCTCTTAGAAAAAGTTGCCCCTTGAGGGCAGACCATGTTATATTTTCCAGGTGTCATTCAGCATAAATCTCCTAATTTAATATTTTGATTATATCACGATTTGCCCAAAATGGATATGATTGATAACTTGTTTATAACGGTTTTTGTGGTTTCTTGGCTTTACCGCTTGACAAGTAAAAACGATGGTGTACACTTTTCTTTATATATAAGAGAAGAGAAGAAGTGAAGTCTGTCTTCTTGGATAATCGATCCCCGCAGGGGATAAACGAAAGGGTTTAAGTTGATCTCTGTCCTTGATCATGGTTATGTAAAGTTAGTTAATAATATGGGTTCTGATCTTGATGTTGTAAATGCTGCAAGAGTTAGTTTTGATAAAGAAGTTTCTTCTCTTGGAGATAAAGATGTAAATCTAATCAACTTCTTGGTTAGAGATAAACATGATTCTACCTTGAGACATTGTGTTTCTACCTTTGAGATCTATGCTCCCCTGATGGTAGCAAGGCAGTGGTATAAGCACGCCGTATCTTCTTCTCATCTTGATGATCAACTTGGTTGGAATGAATCTTCTAGAAGGTACGTTACAGAAAAGGAAGAGTTCTACATCCCTACCGTTGCCCAATGGCGGAGTGCCCCTGAGAACCGCAAGCAGGGGTCTGGGGGAGCCGTAAACAGTGAAGTTGGGGCAAAGTGTCTCCAACGTTTACGAGCCTCTGTAGAGCGTGGTATCAGAGATTACCAAGACGCCCTCAAAGACGGGGTAGCCCCAGAACAAGCACGACTACTCCTCCCTGCCTATGCCATGTATGTGCGCTGGCGCTGGACAGCAAGCCTCAATGCACTACTCCACTTTGTAAGTCTCCGCGACAAGGAAGATGCCCAATATGAAATTCAAGAATATGCTAAAGCGATTAACACAACGCTCCACCAACTCTACCCCAACACTACAAGAGCATGGAATGAATACCGCACCTAAGTCGCCGCGAGCAAGAAAGAGAGCAGCCAAATGGAGACTTGCAGGCATGATTAAAACTGCAACAGGGTGCATAGACTGCGGATACGCAGAACACGCACAGGCTTTGCAGTTTGACCACACAGAAGATAATAAAAAAGCAAGTGTGTCCAATCTTATTCGTTCTGATTATGCATGGTCTACTATTCTAGAAGAAATTAGAAAGTGTGAAGTCCGATGTGCTAATTGTCATGCGGTGATGACTGCTTATCGGAGGCATGAAAATTATCCATCTGTGTCCCTATCTCATCTATCTTAAGACGTAGGGCTCTATTCTCTTCTAATAGCAATGCATTTTGATTCTTAAGTTCACGCAAGTCTTGACGTAGCAATTCATTTTCTGTAATAAGGTTTTCTATCTTTACCTTGGCATCAAGTAGTTCATCATGCAGGGTGCTCATGGTCATCTGCATTGTTTCGACGGCGGTTTGAGAAGATTCGCTCAATGCCGCATAGATATCCGCAATATGCTTTTTACGATTGACAAACCATGTGAAGAATGCGGCTACGGGCGCTGCTAAGACTCCGATAATGGCCACAATTACAGGAGTTTCCATTTATATCTTAAGGCTCCTATAGAAATAGAAAAGATCTAGGGCTCTCACACTAGCAGCAATTGCCATGCCAGCCCAGATCAAGAACCAAATAGCCCAAATGGAGAATGACTCCACACCATGATATAACGCAACCAAGTAGACAATGGAGGTTGCTATTGCAGCAGCAGCAATGAAGAACCAACCATACATTTCTCCCATAAGGGCTAATACTGGATGCTTTTGGCGTTTGCACAACAAAGATGCCATGATGAATCCCGCCGAAATCATAAGATACACACTAATCACAGTCATGAGAATATACATTCCACCATCTGAATACTTCTCTGGCCATGATGGATCTACAAATCCCCATACCCCCAACATAAACAACACAAATGCTACATAAAAGTCAAAGGGGCGCTCTCGCAAATGATTACGAAAGACCCCTCTGAACTTATTCACTCTTGTTCAGCACCCTTACCGTAACGATGATCAGAAGGATCAAGATAGTTCTTAATAACTGGCAATACTGCTACCAGACCTGCAATGATCATTGCTTCTAAAGTTTTCCAATCAAGAGCAAGTGTTCCTGTTTCAACGATGACAACAGTAAATGCTGTGATAAGAGCAGCGAAAAAGATATTGCCCCATGATTTGAGCATCGCCATTTTTTGACTAGTTGGGTGTGGCATTGTGACTCCTTATGTAGTTGTGATTTTAATTATATCACTTTTTAAACTGAGTCCCATTTACCTAAAGGACACTCCGCGTCCTTCAGCCATGTTTTTCTATTCATAAAACATTTACATTCCTTGCAGGTTTTTGTTCTTTTATATAACCTGTCACAGCCAAGACAAATGTCATACCGCGCATCTCTTGTCTCCATATCTACATAGTTGTTTTTATTGAATAGGTCGATAGGAGTATTTCTTTTTCTGCATGATAGGCATTCTGGCATTTGTTTAGTATAGCAACAAGTTTAAAAATTTTCTACATGTCGATGTGACCATTTTGTTATCGCTTTGTTATATTTGGTTTTGGTGAAAGTTTAATATTTTGTAGAGATGTACGATGCGTAATTTTTCCCAAATGTCCGATTTGTAACAGTGCGCACACCTCGCTGGTTTTATAACAATCTGATAACAGCCTCGCTGGTTTCTGTGGATATCCTGTGAATTGTTGTTCATCTATTGTTCACTCAAATGTCCGTTTTGCCCCTTGACTTTTTAGATAATCTCTGATAGTCTACAGACATAAGATAAAGAAACAAAGTTAGGAAAGAAAATGAAAGACATTAGAAATTGCGAGATCTGCTCCAATCACACTGAATGGGTCATCTGCCCTGAATGTGATGAGATGCACTGCTCCATCTGCTTAGATGCATATGGTTGCTGACATGCTAAAGATAATCGAAAGAGTATACACTAACTGCCGCTGCGGTTTCGTATTTGAGACTCTCAATAATACACACTGTAGAGAGTGTGGGAACGTTATCTAAACGTTATCTAAATACCCCCTCTACCCCTTGACAAACTAGATGGACTCTGATAGCCTAGGGCTACAAGATAAAGAAACAACGTAAGGAAACACAATGAACAACAAGTGCCAACACTTCTTCTGCTCCAAGCACTCCATGTGGAATCGCAAGGATGCCTATGCTGTAGTGTCCTACAATGGAAAGACTCTCAATGTGTGCCGCGATCATCTCGCGCCTGTTGAGGAGATGACCTCCAAGTATGGCTTCACTCTCACAACTAATCTTATCTGATGAAAGGAAATGTCATGACATTGACTAGACGTGGACGTATTGTGTTTGGTATGCTGTTTGCATCATTCATGATCCTTACCCTTGGACTTGCGGGTAGGATGGAAGCAATGGACCAGTGTGCAGAGTTTCGCATTGCTAATAACTACACTGCTGCATTGGAAGCAGGATGCTCATTCGATGCATTGCCTAATGGTGAATACCCCTACACTTGGAGTCCTAATGCTAACTAATAGGCGAGTATCTATCAATCATCCCCTTGCAGATACCCTCTCCATATCTACAGGTATGGGGACATATGGTGGAGACTACACTAGCGAGATTGCATTCTTTCGTAATCGTGAATGGGTAGTCACTCCCATTGAGCCATTCTCCCTATACCACGACGGTAGCACTAGCGACACTGCTGTCTATGGATGGGTGCCTAACACAATCATTGATGAGTTTATCGAAAGGTATGCAGCATGAGCAATCCATACAACAACAAGTACCAAGAGGAAAATGCTAAAGCAGAACAGATAGGTGCAGGCATTGCACTTGGATGCATTGGCATACCCGCGCTTATTTTTATTCTGATGGTTATCATCGTTGTCATTGCTGGCTAAAAACCGTTGCAAATAAAGGAGTTTTCGTTGCCCTCATTTGTGGTTGTGGTTGTCTCCATTAGTGCATGTGCATGGTATGCAATGATGATCTAAAAAACCCTTATATACCAACGGTTTTTCGGCCTCCGGCCCCGTTATCCACAGGTTATCCACAGGTTAAGAACCCTTATGTACCAACACTTTTTACGCCTGCACTCGAAAAACCCTTGCAAATAAACAACTTTTCGCTGTGCATAACTTGTGTATAAATCATGTGATGCACACCACAAAAATAAAGTTATCCACATGTCCGATTTACCCTAGTTTGTATGTATATTCTGAAGGATGAATGTCAGACCCCCGTGATAGTCTTTAGACATAGAAAGAAACGAAAGGAAAGAAAATGACAACTCTCACATACCCCCAGCGTTGGGCAATCGAAAAGGCTCGCCTTGAGGCTCTCCCCTTGGATGAGCGCAAGGCTAATGCAGCCTCCCATATCATTGGGAATATCGACGGGGTAGCCCGTTGCATCTCTTGTGAGATTGGCGCTTGGAATGCATGGCAAGAGCCCTGCATCTAAATGTCAGACCCCCATGCTAAGATCAATCTATAATCAATCGTTAGGAAATAAAATGTTCGTTTACCTCGTTACCCTTACCACTGGTCAGACTGTCCGTGTCGAAACCGCAGGTGACCCTACTGAGCATCCCGCGTTTTTCGGACGTGTGCTCAACGTTGAGACTCTCGGAATGGCAGGGCTGCACCTTGTCTAGTCGATACGCTAACAATAAGATTGCCCTCGCGGTTGCGAACTATGCTCGCACCGTTGAGGCGTTCCACAAGAATAACCCCTTCATCGAAAAGGAAAATGACAGTGAGTGAACTATCCAAGGCATGGCGAGATATCTATGCCACATTTGAGGAAAATGCTTTCGACTATGTTGGCAGGCCGTTCTATATGCAGGATGAAACAATCAAACTGTGGGACGGTATTCGGATGGTGGAATATGCGGAGGTGCCATTCTAATGCACATCACATCATCCCCCGATTATTTGACGGCACAGATAACAGATTCCCTTGGTGTCGTATGGTACAAGGGATCACACTATGCAAATGTCTATGAGGGATTCGATAGCACAAACCCCATCGACTGTTTTAGTTTTTCATGGGAGAAGGATCGCACGTCTATGCTTGACTTCACTAGTGCATTGGAGCGATTCGTTGCTGACCAATAAAGAACTAACCATGAAAGAGTTTCATATCTCTAACAATATCAAATGCGCAATGAACAATATCGAAAACCCGTTGGTAGCAAAGGAGTTTTTGATTGCTGCCCTGCGAACGTTGCATGAGCGAAAACCTGTTGGTATATAAGGGTTTTTCGAGGGTGCCGGAAGTTATCCACAAGTTATCCACATTAAGACCGTTATGAAACTGTTACGAAATTGTCCGTTTTGCCCATTGACAAAAAATGAATGATAAGATAAGATCATGGCTATGATCAAAACTCGCAAGCGCACCCGTGATGAAATCGCCTATTGGCAAGACCTTAGGCGTTCTAATGCTGCGCAGCCTCATAGGAATAAGAAAAAATATTCCAGAAAAAATAAGCACAAGTCCTTGACATTCTCCGATTAGTCTGATAGGTTTACCTCATGATGATTGTTACAGATAACCCCACTGTCCATGCCGCCGATTACCTCTACAGTAATCTGGTCCTTCAGGCTACCTTCGCACAACTTGAGCAGGCATCTGTCTGGTATCACGAGGCACAAGAGGTTGCAGAGGATGTAGCAGAAAATCTAGGTGCATCACTTGAGGTTGGCGCATCTATCGTTGCAGCGTTCTCACCTCGTGAGCGTTGGTCATCCAATGTGCAAAAGGCGCTTGCGTTCTCAATGGGCAAGCCCGTTGCAGGTTTGCAGAACAATCTCAAAATGGCTAACGATTCCATTGTGTTGGGATTCGATGCGCTCAAGGGTCAAAAGACTAATGCGTTTGCTCGTGCTATTGCAGGCGATACTGACGCGGTAGTTATTGACGTGTGGATGATTCGTGCGGCAGGCATGGATGCATCCAAGGGTGTCAATAAGTCTGACTACAATATGTTGGCAGAGTGTGTTCGCAATATCGCTAGTGAGCATGGCATCACACCGCGTACCGCGCAGGCGTTGATCTGGATTGTCAAGCGAGGTAATCATGCGTGATGAATGGGTCATAGATGACAATGAGTTATTTATCATGCAAGAATTGTGGGAGTTAGTAGAACAAGCAAGGAAGCAAGGAAAGAATATATAGTATGGCAATTGCATAATCGGGTATAAAACACTTGCGAAATGGGGTATAGATGAACGCTAATATTCTGGGATTTTTGGGTGGATTGTTTTTTATGGTTGCAGCGTTTCTAGTTTATAGGTGCTGAAAAGCCTTATATACCAACGGTTTTTCGAGGTCCGGCACATCTGAATCAATTTGTCAACATTTACGAGAATTAATTAAGAATCACCAAAATTTAGCGCCAAAACCCTTGCAAATGTCAGTGGTGTATGATAATGTCATATCATGATGAACAGCAAGAGAAACCAAGCAAGAAATGGACATAGGGGATGTTGGTGCTGCTATTCTCGCATCTCTACCTCCGCGATCCGTCAGCGTGAAAAGAAAGGGTGGAAGAATGACTACTGAGTCTATGGAAGTTTTCTCCTTAGAAGAAGGAGACACCATTGAGCATCAAGGAGCCTTGTATCGTGTCTTGGATTTTGAGCATGATGAAGAAGGTGGTATTCGTATTGTCTGTGCAGATGAAGAAGGATATCGTCGTCACATCTGGGCTGCCTCCGCTTTCGACAAGGTAAAAATAATTGTCGATGAGGCTTGACAACAGCCTCCAAATCTGATAGAGTTCTACTAACAACAACAAGCAAGGTGGGAATAAAAATGGGTGATCGTGCAACATTCGTATTTGAGCAGTCTAATGGAGAGGCTATCTATCTCTATGGACATTGGGCAGGGGATGAGATGATGAATCGTCTGGCTACCGCCATTGACAAGGCATCTGTTCGATGGTCTGATGAAACATATGCAACAAGAATTGCTATCTCGCAAATCATTGGGGACCAATGGGATCAGGAATTGTCGTGGGGTATCTCTACTTATTTCTGTGACTCTGAGCATTCTGTTCCCGTTGTCAATTGGATGAAGCAGACTGTCTCCCTTCTCCCCCATGAGTGGGACAAGAAGTTTGACATGAATGCTGAGCCTAAGTTTGTGATGAGTTTCGACAATTTTGTAAAAAAGTTCTCAAAAGCCTTGACAACCGTCTAGGCATCGACTACAATACAACTAACAACAACAACGAAAGTGGGTTCTAAAATGTCTAAGGTTATCGTTCGCACAGAGAAGTGGGACAACATCATCAAGGCTGTGGTGCGTGATGAGCGCGGTAGGTTCCTTGGTGCAACCAATCAGACTCAGGCTGTTCCTCAGTTCATTACAATTGAGGGCAAGTAAACTAACAAACAATCGAAAGGAAGCAAAATGTCTACACTCACTGTTGGCTCACAGTTCACTACCCAGAAGTCAGGGGTAACGGGTACAGTTCAGGAAATTATCAAGAATGATAATGGATCATACCGCCTGCGGCTTGACGTGAATGGCGCAGATCGTTGGACTACCATCAAGTAGTTTGATATAATCAAACACAACAACTAAACAGTGGCTTGGGGATATGCGACCTGTGCGAGCGCACATCGACTCGCTTCCCCATTTATTCGGGGATATCCCCCGAACATCCTAGACATGATGAGAAACTGTCTTCTGGTTCTGTGGAGCAGTTGGAGTGCTCGCCACCCTGTCACGGTGGAGGTCGTGGGTTCGAGTCCCATCAGAATCGCTAGGGGTAGGACATTGGTGAATACCGAGAGTGCATTCTAGATAAGACATTCAGACTTGCAATCAATCCGCCTACCCCGCAGTTGTCCCTCTAGGTTGAGCCTACCCCACCCACCATGGCTCCCTAGGGGGGCTTTTCTTTATACATCGAAAAGTTGTTGGTATATAAGGGTTTTTCAGGGTCCGGCACGCGAAAGTTGGTTTGTCAAGCCTTTACGATGTGATTTACGACACCCCATATTTTTCCCCAGATGTATTGACATTCACGTTTCTAGGATATATAGTTATCTCATAAGCAAATCCACTACAGATTGGAAATAAATATGTCACACCTTCTGGAGCAGTACGGCGAGATGGCTTCCTTCGCTTCCCTGCGGGAACCTGCATGGCATGGCCTTGGCACCATCCTATCAGATGAGGTCACTACTGTCGAGATGTTGCAGGCTGCGCACCTCGCAAACTGGAACGTTCGCCTTGAGGACGTTGCTCTCCCAGGTCGTTCGCACCGTGATTACTTTGCAGTTACTCGCACCAATCCTTTTGATGGTGACAATGATGTGCTTGGTGTTGTGGGCGAGCGCTACAAGGTTGTGCAGAATGAGGAACTGTTCTCATTTGCTGACAACCTCCTTGATGGTGGACGTTGGGAAACCGCTGGTTCCATCAAGAATGGTACTGTCGTGTTTGGTTCCCTCGCCCTTGACCGTGAGACTGTCCTTGATCCCTCTGGTGTGAGCGACAAGATAAACACATACATGCTGGTTCACACTTCGCATGACGGTTCTCTGTCTGTTCAGGCTAGCATCACTCCTGTTCGTGTTGTTTGCCAGAACACTCTCAACATGGCTCTGTCTGGTGTCAAGCAGTCTTACAAGATTCGCCACACCCAGACTGTGCAGGGCAAGGTTGCTGCTGCACGCGAGGCGCTTGGTATTGCACATCAGTACCTTGACGCTTTCGATGTTGAGGCTCAGGAACTGTTCGCTCAGTCCATCACTGACAAGCAGTTCTTTGATATCATCACCGCTGTCTACCCCAAGCCTGAGGCTGACACCAAGGGTAGCATGACCAAGTGGGAGAACAAGATCGACGTTCTCAATGACATTTACAGTGGTCCCACCACGGTTGGCATCAAGGGTACAGCATGGGGTGCATACAACACTCTGACTGAGCGCCTTGATTGGTTCCGCAATCCTCGCGGTGGTAACGCTGAGTCTGTTCTCGCTGCTGCATCAGGTTTCGATGCTGCTACCAATGCTGCAAAGAACAAGATGAAGTCTGTTGTGCGTGAGATCGCCTTCGCCTAAAAACCGTTGGTATTCAACAACTTCCTGGGCATGAAGTAAAACTGCCCTTTCACCATGTCGAAAAACCGTTGGTATCAAAGGGTTTTTGGCGTTCCGGCCACACTTCTTACATAAAATCAACCTAATAATCATTTACGAACCATTAAGAAGAATCGCAAAAATTCGCAGGATTCTGCTTGACATTCCTACCCTATGGGTATAGGATTCAGTTATTCGTTCTACTAAAGGAGATTGTAATGGAGAATCAGATTCTTGATTTGCTTGGTGCCCCTATCCAAGACCCTACCCGCGAGGAGTTGTCTATTCAGATCAACACCCTTCAGCGTGAGATTGAGCGCATTGAGATGAATTGGCGGGCATCTGCTCGTCGTAGCGAGGATCTCAATAACAAGATCAACAATGTTCGTGGTCACATCATGGATCTTTTCTCTATGAATGGTGAACTTGATGAGGATATCCAAGAGATCGCTGCACTCCTTGATATCGAATTGACTAAGCGTGTTGAGGGTACTGCAACTATTGAGGTGTCGTTCTCATTTGAGGCTCCCCTTGGATTCGATGTTGATTCATTTGAGTTGTCTGTTGATGTTGAGTCTAACTCATATGAGGTTGATAACTTTGACTGGAATGAGGACAGCGTAGACATTAGTTGTGAGGAGGCGTGATGGAGCACAAGACTTGGAATGTTTATGTTGAGTTTGAGGGACAGCCTCTGTATGCTGAGTTCTTTGATGACATTGGCGACATGGACGAGTCTGAGGTAGTTCAGTATGTGATTGACAATATTATTATTCAGGTATCTGAAGAGGAGGCATCGTGAGTCATCTAGTTACTTATAACATGAAGGGTATTATCATGATTGAGACTACCCGCGAGGAGGCGTTCTATGACTTTCAGATGGAGTGGCCTGAACTGGAGGCAGCACCTGATGACATGGATGCCTTGCGTTATATGATGGATACTGGTATTATTCAGATCATTCACGAAGATACCGAACTGATTGAGCGATGAGGAGAAACTGATGCAGTATCACTATGTAGTTGGATATGATTCAGAGAATGATCGTTGGTTCGTAGAGTATGATCCAGACGCATACTTTCCAGATGGATATGTCTTTGATAACGATGCCGCCAACAAGACTGGGTACGGATGGATGGTTCCCGAGGAGGGCAGCCATGAAGAAGCCCTTGACGCTAAGTGCCTCAATATGTTAGTATCTCTTGTCCCCATCTGGCCTTCCCCCGTTGTGAACGGAGAACTATGATGCACACAAACCCTAGGGTTCCTAATAGTGAACATGAAGTCTTTGGTATGGCTTTCATGATTGGTTACATTGGTTGGATTCCTGATGATCTGGCTTCTGTATTTCCAGATGAGTCTTTCGAGTCTTGTCCATCATTTATTTCCCCAGACCTTGCACATTTTTGGCGGCAGGGATATGATAGCGGTGTAGCATTCTTTAGTGACCATTCATTTGGCGAGGAGTAATATGGATAAACAACTAGAACTATTTGACTTTGATTATTCCGAGGACAAGTGGAGGTACTACAATGAGTCTGCCTGAACGTATCAACGTGATGAAGGTTATCACATATGATATAGAGTCTATTAGGCGTGATGCTCATAATGAGGGTATGCCCCTTGATACCGTCGATGATGTGTTGGAATTTATTGAGGAATGGGTAGAGGACGACTTTGGTAGTCTGTCTGGCCTTATATTCCAAGATGAGAATGGGAATAGTCTATGATTCACATCTATGAATGTAACGATGGTGCATCTACTTATTTTGAGATTTATAGGCAGGCTTTGGAGAGTGATCCAGAATCACTAAACTATGTCCGTACCCTAGAAGATCAGAATGAGGTTGATCTGTACCTTGATATTTTGAGGGCTAAGGGTATTGACTTTGTTATCCATACTCTGTTAGAATACGAGGAATATCACCTAGCAATGGAGGCAGAATGTCTTTCATGACCACACACCCCTCTAAGCGTCCCTCCGTCAAACAGGTAAAGGATTGGGACTGTATCTATTGGGATTCCATCGAACGTCATTGGAAGGGGGATGCCTACAATGGGTGCGTCTATGTATACCGTGGAGAACCCTTCCCTGATTTTTACAAGGTAGTCTATGTGCAGGCTCACACTAAGAAGAAGACACAAAAACTATTCTATGGCGAGTCTGCATGGAATGATACAGAAAGATTTGTCTATGATCTAGGATTCACCAATGTATTGGGGATGATCTAATGGTGATGGGACGATCCTACAAAGCAGGTAGGCATATGGGAAGGATGAGCCAAGATTCTTCCATGCGTATGACCAACAAGGCAGAGGTAGGATTTGGAATGGTGGGGGTGCTTGGAATGGGAATTATTATTCTACTAATCATTGGGGTGTTTCTGTAATGCCTAAGTATCTTATTGCATGGACTGAAGAAGAGTGGTACAACGTTGTAATTGAGGCAGATTCTAAGAATGCTGCCCTTGACATTTTCTACAATCAGGAGTATGATAGGGAGGATGTCAAGCACGTCGGTTCAGAACTACAGGATTCTGTTGAGGTTGAGCAAGTCTAACTAACTAAGGAGAAGTAATGGCAACGAAGAACACCACCAAGTATACCTACCTTGAGCAGTGGGATACGCGATTTGGTAAGCAGGAGCGCGTCGTTATTCGTGACGCTAATGGTAAGTTTGTTGATTCTGTAAATCTTACAGGTCTGCGAAAGGCACCTGCAATTTCACGATAACAACTAAATGTTGGGGGGTAGGGGACTTGACTTCTCTACCCCCCTAATGTATGATGGAGGCATGATGACAATGGAACGCACCGCTCGCAAGATCATTGACCTCATTTCTGATGGTCGATATTCTGCGAGGGATATGGATGATCTTGGCTTTCATATTATCAACCAATCATTTCGTCAGGTACAGAAGAACGCTCTCTGCCTTGCAGATGCAATCATGTATCATCACTCACACCCATTCTCAGGAGATGTAGATGGACAAGACACCCTTTTCTAAGAAGTGCGAGATCATGCACGACTTTTATATGGACTACTCAGGTTCAGAGGAGTATGCAGATTTTATCGAACTCAACGACCTTGGCTTCCCTGCGGCGGTACTGATGTTCATGGAGGCAGCAACTCTTACAGATACAGGCATAAACTTTGTTGAGTCTACTTGGGAGGCTATGTGTGAGATGCTAGAGATTGACTACCTTGGAGACTATTCTAGTTTGTATGAGATGATGGAGTTTGCAAATGAATAGGGGCAATGATGCACTAACTGCATTTGCATCTGGTGCTGTGTTGATTGTGTTTGGATTGTTTCTCATTGTTGGATGTGGCAGCCTGTTTGACAAATGACCCTGAAAGGGGCCGGAAATCAAAAACTATCCTATCAAACAGACATTACGAAGGAGTCAGAAAATCGCCGGACTTTGGTAAAATAATTTTTCTAAAAAGGATTACGAAGGACTTGAAAAAATCGCCAGCATATGATAGGATGACCTTGTGACTTGTATTGTAGGAATAGCCCATGAAGGTATTGTTTATATAGGTGGAGATAGAGGGGCTAGTGATACTTATACTATTCTTCCCCTATCCCGCCCAAAGGTTAAAAGGTGTGGTGACTATCTAATTGGTTATTCAGGGAGTATGGGTATAGGAGAATTAGCCCATTATATAGATCTACCCCCTATAGGTAAGAGTATAGAGAAAACATTGCGAACATTGTTTGTAAAGTCATTAAAGACTGCTATAGAAGAATATGGTAATGCATCTCATCTAGAAGATAATAGTACTGATTGGCTCGTAGGAGTCAATGGTAGATTATTTGAAATATCATCAGAGGATTGGTCTGTTGCAGAATATAAAGAGTCTTCTATAGGTAGTGGTAATGGTATTGCATTAGGTTCTTTACATACCTCCCGCAATTGGAAGGACCAAGAGAAAAGAATTAGATATGCATTAGATGCGGCGGTAGAGATAAGCCCCTCTTGTTCTGGTCCTATAGACATATATAACATATAAGGTATTACGAAGGCAACCAAAATATCGCCAGCGTTTTATTTTATGCATTTTACTGCCTATTTGGGCAGTTTTTTGCATGTTTGGGCAACATCTGTCAGGGTTTTTGATAAAAAACATAATGAATTTTTAATTATATAGATGTTGTATAACCCATATCCATCCATATCCATCCATTTCACTCCACCGTATCAATAACAGTAACATTCATTTCATCTCATCATGTCTATATAACACTGTCTATATGACCATATCAGGCAATCTGAGACCTTTATATCCCTATATTGTTCTATAGGTATGTATGGAGGGAGTGGTATATATCTTATCTACCCCGCGAGAAGCGAGCAGCATTTTCTGCTTCTACATACGCCTTCAGCGTATCGATCTTAATATCTTTACCTGCATATAATTCTCTGATTTCATCACCGCACACACCTCGCCAATACTCTTCTGTTTGGCTATATAATGCCTTATCAAATGAATCCATAAGCATTCCTACCTGTGCATCTACAAAAGGATTACGAAAGATGTTAAAGTTCACCATGCGCTCTTTTCCATAAAATTGTGTTCTTAAAATATACCGCTATGTATGCAAATGATGCAACGATAAAACCATATTGATCAGTAGCAATAGAGTATGCAACCCATAGTGTTTCTGTAAAGATTCCTATAGACCATGCCCACCACTTATTTCTACCTGCGAAAAATACTGTGGCTATTCCAAAGGCTGCAAGCACCCAACTAGCCCACCAAAGATCATTCACTCAACACCTAGGTTCTTCTCTATACGATCAATGATATTACGAATATCCATTTCTACCGCCGTGTCTGCCCATCCCCACATATGTGCAGTTTCAACAAGGGAGGACAATCCATTAAGAATATACTCCCACTCATCGGTGCTAAAGTCAATGGCTACATTGCCATTCCACCATGGATGGGATGTATTGATTGATTGACCTTGTGTTACTATTTTCGTCGCCGAACTTACAGGATCTTCCATTTCTGTTCTACAATTCCAACACTTAATCATTTTAAATATCCTTACTCGTCTTGTAC